TTTGAGTTGCAGGATCTGGCGGATGTGACCATTGCCAACCCGCAACAGGGCGACATGCTCATCAACGACGGCACAACCTTCGTCAACACGCCTGAAATTAACGGAGGCGGAGCATGAGCACCGATCGCCAGTACGTCAGGCATCGCTACGACACTGCAGCAAATTGGACGGCGCAGAACACGGTGCTGCGTGCTGGTGAGCTTGGCATCGAATCAGACGCCAGCAGCCTGCGCGGGAAGTACGGCGACGGCACAACCGCATGGGCCAGCCTGCCCTACACGGAGCTGGGCCAGCGACCCGATTTTGAGGCTGTGACCTTTGATCAGGCGGCGGCCGTTGATGTAGAAGCCGGCCAACTGGCGTGGAATACAGACGAGCAGACGCTGGATCTAGGCAAGGGCGGCGGCGTGGTGCTGCAGATCGGCAGCGAAATTTTGATGCTTTGCCGCAACAGCACTGGCAGCGAGATTCCCAACGGCACAGCTGTTCGGTTCGCTGGCACTGTTGGCAATAGCGGCCGTCTGCTGGTGGCCCCGATGGTGGCCGATGGCACGTTGCCTGGCTACGTGTTCTTTGGCGTGACAACCGAGGCCATAGCGCCCGGTGAGGATGGCTTTGTGGCCACCTTTGGCAAAGTGCGGCACGTCAATACTTTGCTTTTTGAAGAGGGTGACATCCTTTGGTGCGATCCGGCCAACCCCGGCGGATTTACCAGGACAGAACCTACGGCGCCAAACCTCAAGCTTCCGGTGGCCGCAGTGATCAGCAAAGCCAACAACGGCATCCTGATGGTGCGGAGCAACGTTGGGCAGCGCCTGCAGGATCTGCATGACGTTGAGGCCAACGGCAGCAAAACAGACGGCGACGTTTTGGAATACGACAGTGCTAACGGGAGATGGCAGCCCACTGATCGCCTTACGCTGCTAGAAGCTCGCGTTACAGCGCTTGAGGGCCCATGACGACCAAGCGCGAACAGATCTTGGATGCGATCGTTGCATCGCTTGCTGGCACCGTCAGCGTCGGCAATAGGATCTACCGCAGCCGCGTTGAGCCTTTCGCTCGGGGCGAGAGCCCGGCGATCGTTGTTGAGCCGGTGAACGACACAGCGGTTCAGACCACGGCACTGCCCACGCTCGATTGGAGTTTGACGGTGCGCGTTGCCATCATCGTTCGCGGCAATGCGCCAGATCAGCTGGCTGATCCGATCGTTGAAAGCGCACACTCAAGGGTGATGGCTGATTTGACGCTGGGAGGTTATGCCTTTGATGTGCGGCCTGAAAGCGTATCGTTTGAGCTGCTCGAAGCCGATCAGCCGGCTGGTGTGATCAGTCTGGATTATTTAGTTCGGTATCGAACGAGCATTACCGATCTGGCAATTTCTTGATGGCTACGATGGTTAAGACCCCGGCGATCAGAGCCGGCCTGCACCCTATGGAACTGAGCGATGGCTCTGACACGTAAAGGCCTGATTGTCGCGGCCAAAGAAACCACCTACGGCACCGACGCCACACCAGGCGGCGCTGACGCGATCAAGGTAATCAACATCAGCATTACCCCCCTGCAGTCTGATGTGGTCAGCCGCCAGATCATTCGGCCATTCCTCGGCAACCCTGAGCAGCTGCTGGCCAACCAGCGCGTTGAGTTGACTTTCGAGGTTGAGCTGGTTGGATCCGGCACTGCAGGCACTGCACCGGCTTATGGCCTTCTGCTCGAGGCCTGCGGCTTTGATGTGACCACCGTGGCGGGCACCAGCGTCACCTACGCGCCTCTGAGCGCATCTTTCCCGTCTGCCACCATCTACTACTTCAACGACAACATCCGCCACAAGCTGACAGGCGCACGCGGTAGCTTCAGCCTGAACACTGAAGTGGGCCAGATCCCGACGATCAGCTTCACCTTCATGGGCATCTATAACGCCCCTGGCGATTCGAGCCCACCGAGCACCACCTACAACGACCAAGCCGATCCGGTGATCTTCAAGGCTGGTAACACCTCAGGTTTCCAGCTGTTCAGCTATGCCGGCTGCCTGCAGTCTGTGACCATGGATCTGGCCAACGAGATGATCTACCGCGAGCTGATTGGCTGCACCAAGGAGGTGCTAATCACCAACCGTGCACCTAGCGGAACCGTCGTTATTGAGGCTCCAGACATCGCTGACCATGATTACTTCGCTGACGCCACCGGCGGCGATACCGGAAACCTTGTTTTCCAGCATGGCCAAACCGCAGGCAACATCGTCACATTCACATCAGCGCAAACTGATCTAGGCTCGCCAACCTACAGCGACCAAGACGGAGTGCAGATGCTGAATCTGCCGTTTATTGCAACTCCTACAGATGCGGGCAATGATGAGCTGGAGATCGCTTTTACCTGATGGCGTTTGTTCTGAAGCAAGATGATCGGTTCACTTGGCCGATCAGCTTCGATGTGCCGGTCGATGGTGGCCGGCACCAGCGTCAGAGCTTTGATGGGGAGTTTGTTCGCGTAAGCCAAAGCCGGCTGCGCGAGATGGGCGAAGCCATCCAGAACGATGAGATGAATGACTCAGACATCGCCCGGCAGGTGCTGGTGGGCTGGTCTGGCATTACCGACGACGAAGGCGAAGAGGTGCCCTTCAGCAAGGCCGCATTAGATCGGCTGCTCGATGTGCCGATGCTCGCAACCGCGATCGTGACCACCTATTTCAAGAGCCTGCAGGGGGGCAAGCAAAAAAACTAATTGAGGCCGCCGAGCATTGGGCGGCCGGCGGCGTTGAGGACAACAGCCAGCGAGATGCTGCAGCGCTTGGCGTGGCTTTGCCTGCTGATGACCGAGACGACAACTTCGAGGTTTTCCCGGAAAACTGGGAAGCGGTGCAGATGTTCGTTCGTTGCCAGACGCAATGGCGAATCGGCATGGCCGGCCCTATCGGGCTGGATTATGGCGCTGTGAACTGGCTTCTTAGACTTTATGAAGTGGAGGACCACCGCTCCGTTCTTGAGGATCTGCAGACCATGGAAGCGGCGGTGCTGATGACAATGAGCAAAAGGAGCGGCAGATGAACATCGACGCGCTGCTTCGGATTAAGGCCGACGTTCAAGGCGAGAACAACATCCGCCGGCTGGGCAACTCCATGCAGGGAGTGACCGGCAAGGTCAACAACCTGAAATCGGCCGTCGGCGGTCTGAACGCGAGCTTCAAGGCGCTTGGCGCTGCGCTGGCTGTAGGTACTTTTACCGCTTTCATCAAGTCTGGAATTGATGCGGCCGATGCCATCGGCAAAGCCAGCACGCGAACAAGCGTGGCAGCCAACACCCTTCTCGGTTACCAAAACGCGGCAGCGCTTGCTGATGTCAGCAACGAGCAGCTGATCAAAGGCCTAACCAAACTGAACGTCAACCTGGTATCAGCAGCCGAGGGCAACGAAGAGCTAACGAAGCGATTTGAGCAGCTTGGCATTTCGATCAAGCGTGAGGATGGCACACTCAAGAGCACCGAAGAGGCTTTCGCAGAGATTGCAGATCGTTTTGCTGATCTGCCAGACGGTGCGCAGAAAGCCGCGGCCGCTGTTTCGCTATTCGGTAAATCTGGCGTTGAGCTGATCACGCTGCTGAATGGCGGCAGCAAATCGCTTGAAGAGTTTGGATTCCAGCTGAGCGATGATTTTGCAAAGCGATCTGAAGCATTTAACGACAGCATCACCAAGCTTGGATTTAGGACACAATCCTTCCAGCTGCAGCTGGTTGATGCGCTATTGCCTGCGCTGCAAAGCATCATCGATGTCTTCTCGGATCTGTTTGACACCAAGCAAGACTGGACGGCGCTCTTCGATGTGATCAAGCTTGGCCTCCGAGGCCTGACGACCGTTTTGGTGGCCACCGTCAAGCTTGTCGATGAATCAGTGCGCCTGATCAGCAGCTTTGCGAAACGCGTGGTTCTGGTGTTCAAAGGTGATTTTCAAGGTGCCGTAGCTGAGGCTGATCTCTTCGGCGCAGGTTTTCGCCAGCGCTTCAACGAGAACGTGCGCCAGTTCCGCAGCATCTTCAGCGACGCTGCTGCGCCTGGGGCTAGTAGTCTTGGCCGCGGTTTTGAACTTCGCGATCTTGCCGCAGAGCGTGAATCAGAATCTGCTGCAACCCGTGCCCAGTCTGACCGGCAACGTGCAGCGCAGAAGGCCGCTGAAGATTTTAATCGCGCCTTGCTGCAAAGCGCCGATCTGGCCGCTGAGCTTAAGCGTCGCATTCGTGATGTTGACTTGGCGACCAGCGGCCTAGGTGAAACTGCACGAGAAGCAATCGATCGGGAATACCAAGAGGCGTTGAACAACATCGCCGACGAAGGCGACCGTCTCAAGAAACAGATCCTCCAACTGCGTGAGCTAACTGGCAACACGCTTTTGTTTGAAGGCTTGGTGAACGCTGATCGAACGGGCCTCGCTCAGCAGTATCTGCAGGCGTTGGGACAGCAGGCCAACATCGATCGGATCCTGAAGCTTGGCCAGCTGCAGGGCGAAGAGGCTCGCCAAGCCTCTGCTGAGGCGATTGAACAGATCAGCTTTGGCGCTGATGACAGCTTTTTTGAGGGCTTGTCTGGCCAGATTGAACAGGCTCGAGCAAGCCTGCAGGATTTGGTGGCACCGCTCAACGTGGTGGCGAATCTGGGCGAAGGCATCGGTCGCGCATTTAGCGATGCATTCCGCGGTTTGGTCACCGGGAGCCTGAGCGCTAAGGAAGCACTGGCCAGCTTTTTTCGAGCAACCGCAAACGCTTTCTTGGATCTGTCATCTCAGATCATTTCGCAGCTGATCAAGATCACCATTTTGGAATCCATTTCCAAGATCTTTGGCCCTGCTTCGGGCTTGACTGGTGCAGGTGCCTTAGGGAGTTCTGGCGTTCCTAACATCAGCGGCACGCCCGTGTCTGGTGCAGGCCTAGGCCTCGGTTCGATCGGCACACAAGGCAGCAGCGCAGCCTTTAGTGGATTCCTGCCGGGCTTTGCTGCTGGTGGCATTGTCACCCGGCCAACGTTGGCCATGATTGGCGAAGGTGGTGAGTCGGAGTATGTAATTCCGGCCAGCAAGAT